CTTTTAGTCCTCTCAGAAGGTAATGGAATATTACTTTCCACTGCAATTGACATATACTCTCCTTAATCTATTTAATCTGATAATACACACTATGTTAGAAACATACAATGAGTATCACCTTGGCGATAACCTTGTACACCTTAACTATCTCAGGCGCTTACAACTCCCCTTGGGTGAGGACATTGTCCACCACTGCAATCCAATGCACCACGCTCAGCTATTACCGCTAACGCAGGGTACAGCGATCACCTTAGCCGATCTATACATACCACCCACAGCAATCAACGCTTGGATTGGGCGGGATAACTACTTTTACAATCACCCCTTACAAGCTAATTGGGTGTTGTTCCATTTATCCTGGTTCGATCATTTATCTAATCTCTTAGGAGTAGACAACCCCGTAGCTTGCAGAGAAGATTTACTCTTTGAGTACCCTGCCTTAAACGCTCCCTTACCCATGTCTTTTGATACCCTCATAATCAACGCAGAGCCTAAATCAAACCAATTGCCAACCTTTACTCATGGATTTTTTAACAAGCGGGTAAAAGAGCTATTAAACGCTGGCAAGAGGGTGATTACTACGAATCCCACAGGGATGTGCCTATCGACTTTAGAGATGGGGATGGATGTGACTGCCATTGGTTCTCTATCGAAGTACTGTACCGCCATAGAAGGGGTTGCTACAGGTCCTATGTGGACAACCTTCAATGTCTTTAATTTAGAGAATATCAAGAGTAGGGTTTTGTACTGCGATATGCAAACAGTCAATTTGACGGATAACACCATTACCAAAAAACTGTAATTTTCTATGGGGGGAGAACGGGATAGGGCACGCACAATCCCCACTCCCTGCCCAATTCGATTGCCAATCTTTTGTGCAAGTCTACGCTGCTGGTTAACCTTACCAGACCAGATTACCAAAGCTAGTTAAGTGTTGCTCAACACTCTAGTTAGTAGGTTACCCTGCTCATTACCAGGTCATTATTAGGTCATGACAAATATAGGGTTTACCCTAGCAGTGAATAGGTTGGCATTGTTCCTAATTTTCTGCATACCTGCTTACCTATTAATCTAGTTACTTACTAAATTAACTATTTATCAATAGTCTTATTATATTAATAGGATCACTATAGAAAAAAGCTATCAATTTGTCAATCTTAATTAAAATATTTATTTAAACATTAGTAGTATTAATAAGATTAATAGTATTACAATCAAACTGTAGTAAACAAAAACCTAACTGAAGGAGTAACACTATGAGCGCATTACCTAAACAATCAACTGACTCTATATTGAAAGATCAAGTCTTACACATTGTTAAAACTATTGAGGAAGGCGATTGGGGTCAATCACCCGATGATGAGAATGAGCAAGGTTCAGCTTATGATTACTTGAGTGATGTATTAGATATAAATTGGATTTTAAATAGTGATAAAAGCTACAAAGGCGCTAGATTGTTAGTAGCCTTTGGTGGTCCTAACATTTGGATAGATACAAACCTTGAGCAAGTAGAAGGCTATTGGTGGGGAGAGAAATTTATTGCTCAATACAATCACACTGATGGAGCAATTGAATTCGATCAAACTTGTGAAGAATTGATGGGGTGCTAATCATGCACTTAGCAGCCTAAATGTACTATCTAAGGCGCTTATTTATAGGCGCTTTAGGGGTTTACATTTTGTAAGCCAATACCTAACTAAGAAAGATAAACAATGAAAACTTTTAGCGATATTAAGCGTAAATTAGTAGAAGGTAATTCTTTAACCATGACTAGGCATGATTGGTATCCACAAGGCAAACTAATTGGGCTTACTAGGGATATAGTTAAGCGCCAATCTAATGCTATTCAACTAGAGGGGGGCTCTTGGCTATACCTAGATAAACCCGCTAAAGAGTACATTCCTACTAGTGACAATACATTCCTAGTGTTTTTAGATAACGATAAATTTATGGAATATAGGATCAATTAATCATGAATTATAAAGACACCTTAACCGATAAGATTATTTTGGTATTTGCCTTATTTGGTTTAATACCCTTAATTTGGCTTATATTGGCACTTTAGCAATCATTTACCACTAAATAGGGGCATAGTAGCCCCTATTTTTTTATGAGCTTGTAGCTCGTTTAAATCATTCTCTATAAAGGTACGAATTATTTCATACCTATTGATTAAGGGGTACGAATTAATTCATACCTTAGGGGTACGATATATTTCATACCTTTACTTTATCCCTTTGTCTTAACTCTTTTTTGAGAGAGATAGTTTTAGTTATTGCCTGAAAACCATATATAGGTGGATTACCTATACGCGCGCGGGTAGGGGCAAGATAGTGGCTAAGTTGGTCAATTTGGTAAAGCTGGTTAATCTGGCTAAGTTGGTCAATTTGGAAAGTTTGGTCAATTCAAAAATTAGATTACCCAACCCAATTTGATTACCCGATAAAAAAAGTTAGTGAGCACCTAACCCGCTATTCATATAGGGGTACACGCTTTTAAGCGGTAGCTATCGTTTATCTAAGTGCTTAACTAAAGAGGTGCAGCCCTGTGAGAGTCCTCTAGATACTAGCCACTATGTTTATTTCCTTTGGCGCTACACCATGCGGAAGGGGTGGGTAATGCCCCCGTTCAGTTTGTTTTAATGGTGATTCTTGGTAGCGAGGTCTTTGCGTGTTATGGATTACCCAATCGCATAACAGACCACAAAAACCACCACTAAAACATTCTTGCGAGAATTACACCATAGAAAAATAAATTACACAAGCATTGTTTTAATACAACACATTAACAAATAGTGTATTGCATTAAGATTATTAATCCTTTAAAGTGTAGTTGTTGTATCCAAATACCTAACTGAAGGAGTAACAACATGAAATTCTGCATAGACTGTATTCACTACGAAGACATGACAGGCTTGTGCCTCAAGACTAACTACACTGATTTAGTTACTGGTAAGACTGAGTATCGTAATGCTCACACTGAAAGAACCCTAGACCTGACAGGTTGCGGTAAAGAAGGCAAGTTCTTTAAACCACAGCGCCAAAAGATATATACGGCTGCTGATCTAGACGATTTATCCACAATTCCATTCGGGAGATAAGCATGACAACTGGAACAATTCCTAAACCTACTAAGTCAAAGTCCTACGCAGACGAAGAACTTCAAAAGCGAAGGGAGTCTTTGCGAGAAAAGGGTAAAACCAATAAAGATATAAAAAGAATTGAAAAAATTATGCTTCAAAAAGGCATCCTTAATTATAACGATGCATCTGAATATTTAGATTGGATGGATCAAGCTAAAAAATTGAAACCAGTAAGCAACAAAGTAAATGAAATAAATCGTTTAAAGAACTTGATTGGTAGGCAAGACGATCAGCTAGACCAGCTCTCAGACGATCTTAAAGATAGCAAAGAACAAGCTGAGTTCTGTCGTAAGCAGATTAATCATTATCTGGCATTAATCAATATATTAACAAGGGGAACTTAATGAACGATCAAGCAGATTTCGCAGACGAGGTTAGAAATAGCGCCTGGTGGAGTGGTGATAGTCGTAAGGCTGCCAATGGTAGAGCAGTTGACGCAATCCTGACTAAACAAGGCAAGATGCCTATTCCTGATTTGTCGCAGGTAGAGGTAGTGCAAATGGGTCATGTTATGCAACCCGTGATTGGCAGGTTAGCTCAGGACAAGCTACAAATAGAGCTTAAAGAGGCTGACTATGCGATTACTCACCCACAACACGATTGGTTTCGTAGCCACTTTGATTTCATATCGGCTGATGGTAAGACGCTAGTTGAGGCTAAGAACTACAACATGGGTACTAGGGTGAAGTTTGATGCTGATACGAATACGATCCCGATTGCTGACTATGCCCAGTTAGTGCATGAGGCTGCTTGTCATGGCGTTGAGCGCATTTACCTGGCTGTTTTATTTGGTGGTCAAGAGTTTCAGACCTTTGAATTTAATATCAGTGAAGCTGAGAAGGATGAATTCATACAGAAGATGGCAGTGTATTGGGGTTTTGTAAAGGCTAATACTTTGCCAGAAGCAGAAACTATTGAGCAAACCAAGCTGATTTATCCAGTATCTACTGAGGAACAAGTTGTAGCTACGCAGCAAATGGAACAAGCAGTAGCGCAACTTAAAGCGATCAAGGGTCAGATTAAAGAGCTTGAGGGCGCAGAGGAACAGATTGAAGTAGCCATTAGAAACGCTCTAGGTGACAAGTCAGCAGTGGTGGGTGTAGACGGATCAACGCTAGTAACCTGGCGTTCTACTAAGCCCTCTAAGCGATTTGCTAGTGATCTATTCAAACAAGCTATGCCAGACATTTACGAGAAGTTTGTCATGGAAATGCCAGGTAGTCGTAGGTTCTTAATCAAATGAACAATACTTTATTAACGGGGAAACTATTATGAGCAATAACTTAATACCTTATGCAGATATGGAGCAGATGGCGCAAGCAATGGTCAAAAGTAATCTGTTTGGCATGAAGGATGTAAACCAAGTGATAGCCCTTGGGCTAGTAGCACAGGCTGACGGGATGCCATTTGCTAGTGCAGTACGGGATTACGACATTATCCTAGGTAGACCAGCACTCAAGTCAGCTTCTATGCAAGCACGGTTTCAAGCTGCTGGTGGCAAGGTGGAATGGAAGGTCTACACCGATGATGAAGTGACAGGTATCTTTTCACACCCTAATGGTGGCAGCTTAGAGCTAACCTGGACAATTGAACAGGCACAGCGCATTGGCTTAGTTAAACCCAATTCTGGCTGGTCAAAGTATCCACGGGCTATGCTTAGAGCAAGGTGCTTATCAGAAGGAATCAGGACAGTATTTCCTGGCTGCCTTGGCAATATGTACGCACCAGAGGAAGTGATTGACTTTGAACCACAATCAGCACCTAAGCCAAAGAGCATGGGCATTGTCACTAAGTTGGGTAATGAGATAGTCACCATTGCCGATCTGAAAGAGGACAATATTCGTGGCATACCCATGTATATCCCAGGCTCAGACGAACCCTATGCTCAGTACCTGACAGTAGAGGATTGGATTGATGGCTACGCAGAGATGCACGCTAAGATCCATGAATCTACCAAGCTCTCGCAAGAGGAAAAAGACGAGAAGATTCATTCACTACGGGTTTGCAATGATACCTATACGAAAACTTTTGACGGCAATACAGTTGCCAAATTCTTATCCAAGCTCACAATCCATAGAAAGGAAATCGCAAATGGCTAGTTTTTTATATCAAGAAGGTAAAGGTGGTCTATTACAGGAGTTCGATAAAAAGAACCCTGCTGGACCAGACTGGAAGGGTACTCTCAAGCTCAGTAGAGATTATAAGAAGGGCGAGGAAGTACGCATTAGCGCATGGACTAAGAACAATCCCAAAGGAACGATCATTAGTCTTAACGAAAACAATTGGACACCAAACCCAGATAGTAACTACCCCAAGGAGATAAATCATGTTAAAGATTCTGATGTTCCGTTTTGATATAGCCTTATTTTTATTGGTTTTTGCACTGTTTATGCCGATAGCAGAAGCAGGTACTAAATGCGAGCCTGTTCCTGGCGGTGGCTTTTGTTGTTGGGATGTAGAACGAGATGGCATCTTTAAACCGATCTCTTGTGCATGATTATTCTGGATCTACCTTACCCACCGTCAATCAATAACTATTGGATGACGAGTGGGCATCGCAGATACATTAGTAAAAGGGGTATGGAGTTTCGAGGCGCAGTGTGGGCTTATTGCCTAGAATGGAAAGTGGGTAAATTGGGAGATCAAGCCGTGATGGTTCACATTGTTTTAAGACCAAGATCAAAGAAGCTCATGGATATTGACAATTGCGCTAAAGCTATTTTAGACAGCTTAGAACACGCAGGAATCATTACTTCTGATGTCCAGGTTGAGCGTTTAGTCATTGAAAGGGGGCAGCCAATCAAAGGTGGTGGTTGCCGTGTGTTAATTGAAGTTTTTCAATCCGATAGCTCAGAGTCGAGTCCTTCACAAGAGGGCAGTTAGGTAAGGTGCGCCAGCCACCTCTTGAGTAAGCTGGCACTAATTTTGGAGAACAAAGTGCAAATAACAGTAGATTCTGAATTTAAAGAATTAATACCACCTCTTAGTTTTGAAGAATTGACGCAGTTAGCAGAAAATATTGCTAAAGATGGTTGTCGTGATCCATTAGTTCTTTGGAATGGAGTGTTGGTTGACGGACATAACCGTTATGACATTTGTAAGCGCAATGATTTGCCTTTTAAAACAATAGAGCGTGCTTTTGAAAATCGCAGTGAAGTAATTGAATGGATTATTACGAATCAATTTGGGCGCAGAAACTTAAATCCTTACATTCGTGGCATTTTAGCAATTCGCTTAGAAGCAGAGATTGCTGCAAGAGCTAAAGCAAACTTAAAAACTAGTTCAGGAGGTAAAAATCCTCAGCCTTTGAAGATATCTACAAAGGCGGTAGATACTAGAGAAGAACTAGCAAAGTTAGCAGGTGTATCAAATAATACAATTCATAAAATTAAAAAGATTGAGGAAAAAGGATCGGAGGAAGCAAAAAAAGCGTTAGCAAAAGGTGAGATTAGTATCAATCAAGCCCACAATGAGATTAAGACTAAAGAGCGCAGAGAAGAACGGGTTAAAAAGATAGTAGAAATTAGCAAAGGAAACTCTAGCCTAGAGCAAATAGCCGAGTTTTATCCTGTTATTTATGTTGATCCACCTTGGCGCTATGAACACTCTGAAACTGAAAGCAGGGCTATTGAAAACCAATACCCAACAATGAGCTTGGATGAAATAAAAGCATTAGACATCAATTCAATAACCACCGATGATTGCATTATGTTTATGTGGGCTACTAGCCCAAAGTTAGCAGAGTCTTTAGAAGTGATTGCTGCATGGGGATTTAGTTACAGAACTTGTGCCGTATGGGATAAGCAAAAGATTGGTATGGGGTATTATTTTCGCCAACAACATGAATTACTGTTAGTCGCAGTTAAAGGATCGCCCCCAACGCCTAAGCCAGAGAACAGACCATCTTCAGTTTTAAGCTATCCACGGGGAAAACATAGCGCAAAACCCGTTGAAGTGTATGAAATTATTGAAGCTATGTACCCAGAAATGCCTAAATTAGAAATGTTTAGCAGAAATCCTCGGGCTGGTTGGGGTTCATGGGGGAATCAAAGTGCATGAATTTAGTGATTCTTTAGCCAAAAGCCATACTGCTAGTGATTTGCCAATATGGGAAGAAATTTATAAGAAAGCCTTTCCTAGTATGTTAACAATGGTTGACCATAGGCAAGACGGAGAACACCAAAGGGCAGGCATTGATCGTTCAGTCATACTTGAAAATTCTAAGCAAATACTGATTGACGAAAAAGCACGGTTTCCTAGTAAAAATGGCTTTTCCTATCCTGATATTTTATTGGAACATATTTCAAATGACCAGACCAATGCACCAGGGTGGACTTGCAAACCACTAAGGGCAGACTATATTTGTTATGCCATTACAGGGTTAGGTCAAGCCTACTTGCTACCAGTACTGCAATTGCAACAGGCATGGAAAGCGAATTGTGCTGAATGGATAAAAAAATATGGTTCTATACCGTCAATTAACAACGGGTACAAAACTTGGAATACACCACTTATGCCAAATGTTTTGTTTTCTGAAATTGGCAAATGTTTAAGGATTCAATTTACAGCCTGTAATCAAACAACTAACTCTGGAGATAAATATGAATGTACCGTACAGAACCAAGACTGGCTTGGAGATTGGTAAATATTACGAGCGAGATACTCGCCCAGAAATATCAGCCGATATGGAGTTGATTCAAAGCATTATGTTGGGTAAATACGATTCTTTTCATCAAAAAGCAAAAATGGTTTACGGCTTTGCATTAGGAATTTTATTAATGATTTTTTGCTTGTTTGTGTTTGCTAAATGAAACACGCTAGTAAGGCAGAATTAATTGCGTTTGAACAGGAAACAGCGCAGTTGTGGGAAAACGGGGATTTACCGTACCTTATTCACCTATCAGGGGGCAATGAGGATTTTCTGATTGAATTGTTTGGTGAGGCGAGTGAAGGGGATTGGTTCTTTTCTACGCACCGTAATCACCACCACGCTCTTTTAGCAGGGATACCAAAAAATGAACTACAAAACACAATATTGGCTGGAAATTCTATGTTTGTTTATTCTCGCAAGCATCGTTTTTTCACTAGCAGTGTGCTTGCTGGTACTACTTGTATTGCTGCTGGCGTAGCCTATGCTTTAAAAGAAGCGGGTAGTAGCAACCGTGTCTGGTGTTTTTTAGGTGACGGGGCTGAAGATCAAGGTCATTTTTACGAAGCAGTCCGCATGGTCGCAGGGCATGATTTACCTTGCACTTTTATTATCGAGGACAACAATCGTTCAGTAGACACCACCTTATCAGGGCGTAATCCACTAGAGTTTAGGTTTAGGATGCCAGGTTGTGTAATCCGTAATCACTACACTCCGACTTATCCCCACGCTGGCAACGGTACTAAGAAGCACATTATATTTAAGGATAAAAGGTGAACAAAGTTTATTTTGGTGATTGCCGAGATTCCATGCGCCAAATGGCTAAAGATGGCATAAAAGTGCAAACTTGCATTACAAGTCCACCTTATTATGGTCTTAGAGATTATGGAACAGGAACATGGATAGGTGGAAACCCTGATTGTTCTCATAAAAGGGATAGCAAATATTCTGATAAAACAATTACTGGTCATGCAAACAAAGATTTAACTGTAGGTGATGCAATTTATAAGACTGTTTGCCCTAAATGCGGGTCTATAAGAAAAGATTTGCAACTTGGACTTGAAGAAACTCCAAAAGAATATATTGATAATCTTGTAGAAGTATTTGCTTGTGTTTGGGACATATTGGAAGATGACGGGACTCTTTGGGTAAACCTTGGTGACAGTTATTACAACTACAGACCAGGCAAAGGACAAGCACTAAGCAAGCAATCTGTATCTAATAGCCTTCAAGACTTGCCGCAAGACTGTGCAAGAAGGGGAAATAAACTTGAAGGTTATAAAGAAAAAGACCTTATGGGTATGCCTTGGCGATTAGCTTTTGCTTTACAAGACTTTGGTTGGTATTTAAGACAAGACATTATTTGGCATAAACCAAACCCAATGCCTGAATCTGTCAAAGATAGATGCACAAAAAGTCATGAATATATATTTCTTTTGAGTAAAAAGCCTAATTATTATTTTGATTATCAATCAATTAGAGAAGAAGGAGTTATTCCTGAAGGAACTAAAGCCGCTAAAGGAAGCGAAGAAAGACAAAATCAAAAAGGT